CAAAAACTACGACCCATCATTCCATATACTGTTCTTTGTGCTTCATCCATTTCGTGCCAATACATGATAGCATCAGCAACATCTTTATAGTTTGCCCGGTCATCAAAAATATATGGTGTCATTGGAGAACCTTGCAAAGATCGATTGCTAGGAAATACTGGTTTGGCCCAATGTCCATGATTTTTATACTTGCCGGTGTGGTTGGTAGAAAATTCGCCATCAAAACGAATCCATTCTCCGGTTTCATCAGTAAACCCACATTGATCTTGTAATCCGCCTGTAACATTATTGATAATAGGAGTACCAGAAAGCATCGCCTCGGTCGAACTCAATCCCCATCCTTCATTTGATCCAATATTTACTACAACATCAGCTACATTATACATCAAGTTTAATTCTGTGGAAGATATTTTTTGTTCTGAAAAAATAATTTTACAATTTGGTGCTAAAGTGGTAGCAACAGCTCGAAGATCTGTTCCATTTTCATCGATTGCCTGAGTATGCATTAGCAATGCTACTTTAGATTGTTTGCCTGCAGGTAATTGATCTACAAAATGTTTGAATGCTAATATTAGATCTCCTGGCTGTTTGCGACGAATATTTCTGTTATTCCACATAACAACAAAATCTACTTCGTTCTTAGTTTTGATTCGGTCATGTACTTGTTTGTATTCTGCAGAATCTTTTGAAACTGGAATAAATGTATTATGATTTAATCCGTGTGGCACAAACCCTGTAACTACATCATTCCATTTTAAGTTTTGTGGGATAACGGTGTGATCATAATCTACAACACCAAATCCGTTTTGTTTTAGCACTTCTCTGTGAATATTGTCAGACTGTTTGCTGATTCCCATAATCATATCACAACTACCGTAATATGGGGCATTCCACATAGGATATGGTAAATCGTCCCAAATAGAATAATATGTAATTGGAATCCGGAACGTTGTTTTAATTTCATGCTCTAATGCATATAACCATGTCCAATAGCGAGGATCTGTGAAATGCAGGATTGCATCTGGCTGTTCTTGATTCAATATAGCAAATAGAATGTTTCGATCACCGTAACCATTCCATGGAATCAATTTTACTGAGGCATCGGTTACACCAGTCTCTTTTGCAATTTCTTGTGAAAGGTCAAATGCTTTGCCAGCATCTGGATGATTGATTGCAGCTCCAAGTTGAATCCAATCAAACTCTTTAACTGTGTTAAAAATAATTTCTTTGCTAATTGTTCCTATACCAGATGGCAGACGAAAATCATCTGCTAACAATAGAATTTTCTTTTTTGCTGGTCGAGTAGGATCGACTTTTTGTAACTTTGGTAACTGCATTTATTATTCCTTATAACTTTATTATAAATATGTTTCAACCCAGAATAACCACCGGTTTATTGAGCTTTTTAGTGCCGTTATATGCGGTTTTTAATACAGGGTCTAATTCTGATTCATTGGTCATAATCATCATGTAATCACATTGCTGGGCGATTAGTTTCATGCGATGATGTAACTGACTAAAATGATACTGCTTTCCGTAATATGATTCTGGCATAGCAGAATATAAATTATATCCTGAAAACGAAGGATTGTATTCCTTATACTTGATTCCAAATTCCAATGCATATTTTCTAACCATACTATTGGCACCTTCATTACCTCCGGCGCCTATTACTACTAATTCATCAATAAATCTACGTTTTAACATTTGCAAAGTCTCTTGCACTTTGCGTTTATTCTGCCAACCTGTATTTCCTATGACTGCAACCTTTATCATTTTACTTTCTCATAAAGAAATTTCACACCTTTTGGTAAATGGCCATACACTAATCGTAACATGGATTCTAACAATGACCGATTAGCTTTACAATTAGGATTGTCAGTATCTGTTAATAAAGTATATTCACATTTTTCCCAGCCTACATACGGAGCTCGTTTTTGAAGCTCAAATCCGTATATATACGTATGTTTGTGTTTAAACTGAATCATACTATATTATAATGAATTATCTATACGAATCCTATTTTCTTTAGGACAATTTGCATAATCAGTTTTAAACGGACAATACTTGCAATTTTTATCACCCTTACCGGAGATGGCATTATACTGTCGTTCTGCTAACTTATTACCTTCAGCATCAAAGCAATGATCTATGAAACTATCGATATGCTTTTGCACTTTGCGTTGAGTTACGGTGCCAGCAGCCGGTCTAAGTATTTGAACTCGCTTTTGTGGAAACATTGAATCTTCTATTAGCTTTCTTTTAACTATGAAAAACTCAACCACAATATTTTCTTTCGGAACTCCAAACTGACGTGAAAAATAATTCTTATAGGCAATTAGTTGTGCCATCTTCAACGAGTCTGACTTTTGATACTTATTCCATCCACTTCGACTTGTTTTGATGTCATAGATATAAATAGTATTGGTAGGAATATGTCGTATAACTAAATCTATGAAGCCGTACCAATACACTGAAGAATTGGTTTCTGATGCTGGTTCACATAGTTCCATTTCAATAGCAACCAATTCATAATCTTTAGTTGAAAAGTATTGTTTGCGTCGTTTCTTAAACCAATCCAATATAGCAACACCATCTTCTAAATATTCTGCCATTTGCAACGGATTAGAAAAATGTTCGCCGTTACTATTTTCTACATTGCTAGCATATTCTTCACGCATTTTATTCATTAAGATACTGCGTAGATCTAATGCATCGGCGCGCTTAACTGAGTCTGTGTACATTACGGTTAGATAATGCTGAAAGGTTTCATGAAATGCAGTACCAAAACATGTGTCTATGCTAGATTGAAATGGAGCTAATCCGTCAATATAAGAAAGTTTCCATTGCATTGGACATTTAGCAAACATGGACCATTGTGAATATGATATTCTGCGAGGTACCGAGTCAGCTTCGCGCAATGATAACTTGTATACAGGATTAATATAGTTTCCAGACTTCATACCTTAAATATATGAAATTAGTCTGTTAAATCCAACCAATGATCGGGAATATCTACTTCTGGAAACATTGTTTGGGTGTGTTGCTGTTCTTGCAAGTATATATCAATTAGGTCTTTGGTCTTCTGCAAGTCTTGTTGAAAGTTACCTTTGTGTCGGCATCTTACAATGCGTTTAATTATATCGAATTCATAGGTATTAAGTTGCCATTCTTCTGCAAACTTATACAGGCTGTCTTTGCCTTTATAGTGTGATTGTGTGTTTACACTCATTTTTTAACTCCCTTTAACATGGTTTTGATTTCTTTGTCTGCATATCCATACAACGACAGCAGATGGGTGCATTGGTCTTGATCCATTAATTCGACGTATTCAGTTGCTTCTGAACGACTTACTTGATAATGCTCTGCAACTTGGGAAACTAGTTTGTCTGAAAACTTATCATCTTTAGTACCTTTGATATACTTTGCAAACACTTTGTTATGCGGAAGCAATTCATAGTATAATTGATAAGTTTGTTGTGGTCGTAACACTCCGATTGTGTATGTCTGTAACTCATTGATAAATTCAACTAAATCCTGTCGCATAGAAAGAAAACGATTAACAATATATGGAGTAAATGCTTTTTGATCTGTTTCACTCCATTTGTTCCATTCTTTCTTTTTGCTTGTTACGCCTTCGATAAAATCAAAGATTGATGCACCCTTCTTTTCTGCCATTATAATTTATATTTAGTTCGCCATTGTTTTTCAAATACAGATCCAATACCTAGTTCCAATATAACTGCGGTATCTGGGACTCCTGGTAGTTTCTTTTCTAAAACATCATCAATGCTTTTGTTTCTAAAAGTTTTAATTTTAGTTTTTGCATTGCTACGGTTAGATGTTTTAAATACCACCGTAACCGATTCTTTATGATATGGTGTTGACACGTTTCTTAAATGCTTTTAAAAAGTTATCTAATAAAACTAATTTTCTGTCTACATTTAACCGATTTGCATTTGCTAATTCGATTAAATATAAATTCAAATATTCTAAATCAGTTTCTACTGATTGATTATTTTTTTCCATCCGATTTAATTTTAATTGGTTTAAATTCTTCTGGAATAAATCCACAATCATCACATCTAAAAACTGGAATAGGAACCATTGTGTCTTTATCACTTCCAGTTAATAGTTTTGATACTTTGTTAATTGCCATTACTTGACGAAAATACATTCCGCCACATTCTGTGCATGTTATCGGTTGCATATCATTTGGACCGATGTTTACATTTAATTTACTCATATTTCTCCTAATAGATTTACAAACATTGCCATTATATTAATTTCTTTGTCTACTACACTTGCATCTTTGTATTGGGCTTCTGCGATAATTAAAATGCAAGGTGCAATATGACCGTGAGCAAACTCATCTAGATTGTCATACAAGAAAGTATACATTGGAGTAAAGTCTCTTACTTTGCTATCTGCAATGATTTGACGAATTTTAGTGAAAGCAGCTTTTTTGTCTTTGCCTGTTTTTAACACTTCTAATATTTCTGTCATGTAATTTGCTTGTATAGCACTTGCTTTATCTAGTTGCAAATTTCCATTAACTACAGATGCCTGCGCTGCATTGATTGCTCTGCGAATATCCGGATATGATGCATTGATAATTGCAGCAACATCCTTAATATCAAAAGAAACATTGTTTGTGTCCAATACCTCAACCAATCGCTTTGCTACATCCGTTTTATTTGGAGGTGTAATTGCAAATGTCTGGCACCTGGATTGAATTGGATCGATAATCTTTTCTACATAGTTACAAGTCAATATGAATCTGGTTGTCTTGCTGTATGTTTCCATCAAGTTGCGAAGAGCTGCCTGTGCATTTGGTGTTAAGTAATCTGCTTCATCTAGTATAATGATTTTCCAACGACGGAATCCTACGGTAGATGCATAACGCTTAAT